AAGCCAGTCATTCATTTTGAATGTAACGGCGTCAGAGCCCGAATACCCGGAGCTGACAGGTAAGCCTGGCAATACGAAATTTTCCCTAAACTCACCAACCCAATTCAGAGCACCTACGAACTTTACGTTTCCGCCTCGATCTGCGAGTTGCCCAGCTGACTCAGTAACCCACTTCTCACCTTGTGAAGTCCCAACGCGCATGCGGTGAGTATGCGTCACCATCAAGTCCATCCCGCCCTTAGTTTTGAAATGCAGTAGAGGCTGGTCCCACTCTCGAACAGTCCTAGCCTTGGGTAGTACGAAGGTCATCTCTCGGCTGTCAGGATCCCACTGAGCTACCTTATCCGCATCCGTCAGATCCCTAAAATACTTGAAGCCAGTCCCTGTAAGTATCCTCGTCTCTTCGTCATGGCAGCCCCAGTCGATCCCAGCAAAGATCTCCTGACCAAAGCCAAGCGCCTGGTACTTGTGGGCGTCGGCCATGAACACATTCTCGTTGCAACACGCACGAATCTGAGCATTCGTCAGCGGGCGCAGCCCCGTGTCGTAGGAAATCCCAAGGACTTCGTTGTAGAACTTGTTTCGACCGTAGTGCTCGAAGTTGTAGAGAAGTTCATCCCAGTCGAGCCACGGCACCATGAGCTGAGGGATGCGGAACCCCTCAAAGGGCGTGTGCACTGGGTCGTACTCAACGGAGCATGCCCACTGGGCATCGTCCGTCATCGGGAAGATCTGTTTGCCGCACTTCTCACAGATGAGGTGGTGCAGCCCAATGTTCTTCTCGCCAAGAATGTTCCAGAACCTGCCTGCCTCACCGATGGTGCAGTCGCAAGGGACAACCCACTGGTTCTGCGTGGAGCGATTTGCCCAGTAGTCTTCAATAACGTTGTCCAGCGTTAGCGGCGTGCCTGAGTAAACGTATCGCTTCAACTCCTCAGGCGAGTGGGATAGGCACTGCTCGATGACGGGGATGTTATCGGCAAGGATGTTCTGAATCTCGTCGATATCCAGCATGTGCGCGGGGACGCCGCGGGCACGGTCTGCATTCAAGAAGGCATTACGGAGGGTAATCTTCGACCGATTGACGAACTGCTTTTCGAAGATGTTCTGCGAGAGCATGTGCGTTGTGAACGCGCGCAGCACCGGGCTTGTCTCGATGGGCTCCTTGATACGGTCATTCGAAAAGGTCTTCGTCTGCGTCGCCGACGGACTGACGTAAAGAACTTTGTAAGAAGGGATGAGGCAGCAGTAGCTCAACGAGCGGTTACCAAGCAGCGTGGACTTCTCCACCTGGCGACCACACATAAGAAGGATTCTTCGAATCGGCGTGTCGTAGATTTGACGGAGGTGCCGACGGCCTTCGAACGAGAAGTTCTCATACCCATCCGGCGTGGGCATGCGAAAGGCATACTCGGTAAACGCCGAGGGAAGTATCTGAGGCATGACGTCGTTTTCGACGTAAGGATCAAACTCATCCTCAAAGCAGTCCTGGTATTCCTCTGCCTCGGGAACCCAGTAACCCCCAAATTGTATTTTCTGTAGCTCCTCATCTGAAAGCGGTGTACCCTCAGCACCAGTATCGTCTGGATGCTCAGAGATGTCTGACGGGTAAACCTCAACGGCGGCCATGTTTCCTCCAGAACCTACAAAGAACCCCCAAGTGCTGACTCAAAACATGTGGGGATCTCTCAAGCGAGCAGCAGATGGGCATTGGGGGGATGAAGCAACCGTAAACCCAGAGGGCCAAGGGTTCAAGATTACATTACGACTCTCGCAAAAGATTGAACCCTCAATTTGGAAGATTGCCTCCAAATACATCCAAAGATACTCTCGAGCATCCCACTGGAAAGTATCGAGGCTGTCGCATCGACGTGGCTATATCGAGCTGTACGCGGAGTATTCGCCACCCAAACCTAAGAAGAAGTGGGATGGGCGTAAGCGGCGTCGATTGCCTGGTCCAGTTGAGCAAAAAACTTCAGAACAAAAGACTCCGGGTCCAGCTGCCGGGCAAACCCGCCAGCCTTGAAGTACCAACTGGTCATCTCCACGATGTACTGGGCCATGATGACAGGGAGCGTGGCCTTGAAGTAATGCTCTGCCACGGGGCTTAGTACTTGCGGGAATGCCCGCTGCCAACGCAGCAGATGCTCTTCAATCATCTTGAAACCATCCCCCACTTGCACGTACTGCTCCCGCGGCGGGAAGAAATGAATGATGATGTCGCCGTCTACGAAGGCGTACTCTGCAAGAAATGTGGTGTACTCCTCAACCTTGGTGAACTTCACCGTGGCATCCAGCACATTGGCAACGGCCACAGGTATTCCACCTAGTTCTTCTTTAGTCACGGTCTGCATCGGCTGGATCCATCCCTTCGAATTCTGAGGCATCCACACCCTCAATCACATCTTCCTCATCAAGGTCATCCAAGATGTCTTCTTCGGGCTTGGGCTCAGGCTGTACGTTGATAGTATGGTTACCAGCAGTGAGCTGGCGCAAGGTAGGAACCACATTAGGCGTTGTAGCCACCGTGATTCGTTTCAGGTCTTCCCTCAAATTGGTCTCGGGATTGACCACGGCTTCCTTCAAACGGGACATCGTCTCGGCGACAGCGCCATATCCTTGAGAAATCTGTGCGCCGTTCTGACCGCCCATGATCGTGCCCTCTAGCGTCTTGAGCGTTGAGGTAATCATCGTGGCCTGGACGACGTTCTCCAGGTTGAGCCGCTTTGGCATCACGCCAAGGCCAAGCTGTGCGATGACAGAAGAGATGGGG